CAGTTCCGGGTATTCTTCAGCAGAAAATGCCGCACCGTTGCATTTCAGCCAGCCTGTTGGCGGTGTGGCTGAAGGCCATGGAACAGGCACACCAACAGGTAATGCAGAGCCTTCTCCCAAACCAAGGTATGTGAGAAGACCAGCTACATCCTTTCCACTCAAATTGGTAAGCGTATTGTCCAGCGGTTGTTTACCTGCCAGCGCATTAAGCATTGTCGTGGCAAAGTTCGGATCATTCCCCAGTGCCGCTGCCAGTTCGTTCAGCGTATCCAGTGCCGCAGGTGCAGAACCCACCATTGCTGCAATTGCCGATTTCACAAAAGCGGTAGTGGCAATCTGTGTATTGTTGACCGACTGCGCCGCCGTGGGAGCTGTTGGCGTTCCGGTGAGTGCCGGACTCGACAGCGGCGCTTTTTGTGCCAGTGCATTGTTAATGGTGGTACTGAATTTCGGATCATTGTTAATGGCTGCGGCTATTTCTTTCAGCGTGTCCAGCGTGGCTGGCGCACCATTAATAAGAGCCGTCAGAGCCGCCTGAACAAACGCGGTGGTCGCAATCTGCGTGGTGTTATTCCCTGCTGCTGGCGTTTGCGCTTTGGGTGTCCCGGTAAACGTCGGACTTTCTTTGGGTGCATACTGTGAATGCGGGTCCGGTGCGGCAAGATGTTTTGCCATCTGATCATCCGCGTACACCTTCAGCTCCAGTACCTTATCATCCACATACTTGCGGGTTGCCAGCACGACGGCAGGGTCGATTTTCAGGGTGATATTGTCCGTGCTGCTGGTAATCAGCACCATGCGCACGGTCTGGGTACGCCCGCTGCCTTCAGCCAGTTGCGGCTTATAGCTTTCCGGGCAGTTTCCCACGGCAATCAATGCCCCGGACTCATCAAACAGGCCCACTTCACGTATCCACCAACCGCCCTCGTTTTCAGGGATCACCTGTTCAGCAATAATCTGGCTGCTATTCTGCGGGTCGATATAAAGCATATTCAGCGCAGCCCGGCGTTTCTCATTTACCAGTGCCGTCTGCTTTGCGTCCGGCGTTGGCAATACTCCGCCGCCATCGCCCACCGCCATATGGGTAATTTTTAGCGGCACACCGAGCGCGGCGGCGCTGGCAAGTTTCGCCGCGCCAATATCCGTCAGCAGGGTATAAAATTTTGTGCTCATGGATTCACTCTCATTGTGTCAATAACATGGACCGCCCCGCCTTCATGCACGGTGCCACCGGAAATAATCGTTTCGTTGATATACGGATAGATCGTGATTTCTTCGCCAAGATAGCTGGCGGCTCCCACCCAATGCGGGCCGCTGGTCTGCAGATTGATGGACATGCCGATCATGTGGCGGCTACATGGTTTGGCATCGCTTATCAGTCGCTCAAGTTCCAGATAGGTATCTTCAGTGATGCCATGGTCCTGCACGCCGATATCCAGGCGAAACGTGCCCGGTGCCTCTCCGGTCTGCCACCACTCAATAATGCGGATCAGAAAGCCGAACGGCTCCACCACCCGCCGCACGGCACTGGTGGTCCCTTTATGCTGATGAATATAAAAAGCATCCTTCACCACCTGGCGCTTGACGCTTTCTGTCCAGCCCTTGTCCCAGCGATCCACAGAGAACGCCCAGGCGAGATAAGGCAGGAAACTGACCGGACAGGTTACCGGATTCCACAAGTCACGAAGCGGCACCTGCAGATCAGAAATCCCGCTGCAGGTTTGCGCCAGTCGGCGCTCCAGTGGTGTTGAATCCGGTGGCAGCAGACTATTCATCCGTTCCTCCGTTGGTTACGCTCCACTGCGTACACGATGCCGCCTGTGTTTTGTTCAGGACCACATCCGCCAGAGGAGAAGCCAGCTCCACACGCTGCACACCCTCAACATGCAGGGCGGCAAAGATGGCGCTACGGCGAATATCCCGACCAAGACGCGTCTGACTGGCGATGTACTTCTGCAGGCTGGCTTTTGCCGCTGCCATTACCGGCTCTGCTTCCGGTCCAGGATAGAGAAAAATGGTGGCTTCCACGCGATACGGGATGATTTCTGCGCTGCGAACCGTAAGACGGTCAGCCACCGGGCGGACGTTCTCACTGTTCAGAGCTTTTTCCACCACGTCCAGCAGGTCTTTTTCTGCAGTTCCATCGCCTTCGCGGCTAAGGACAGTCAGCACCACCTCTGCAGGTGCCGGGCTGGTTGCACTGGCATCCGCCACCCGACCGTCGGCGCTTCGGGCATGAAATTCATAAGCTGCAGTTGGCCCCGCAACTGAAAGCCCTTCAAAGGCTGCAGGCACACGCAGGCGTAACGCTTCATCGCTTTCCATCACAGCTGCAACGGGCGGCACAGCGTCATTATTAGCAGGCGTCACCGTCAGGCGTTTCACGTTGTAGTTGGCAGCGAGCTGGTCAAGATCGCTGCCCATCGCGTAAGCCACCATCACAGCCTGCGCGGCTTCGTTAATGCGCTGGCGCAGAAGCAACTCACGGTAAGCGTTCTCCTGCAGCAATTTGGTGACGGGTTCAGATTCCAGTTCCAGCGTGCGGATCACTGCTTCCTGCTCATCTTTCGGATGAAGCGCCACAAATTCTGCCTTGCGTTCGGCAAGCAGCGTCTCAAAGTCCGGCACATCCACAATCTGCGGCGCAGGCAACTGCGAAAGGTCAATCACTGCCATTCTCTGCTCCTGTTGATACGGAAAGGGAAACAGGCACACCGTTATTACGCCGCCCGGTCAGCTCCACCACCATTGAACCGTCAAAATTGCTGTTGATGGTGATGGAATCCAGCGTCAGCCGTGGCTCCCAGCGACTCAGCGCCACATACACTGCCGACATGACCTGCAGGCGTAATGCCGGATTTTGTGGCTGGTCTATCAGTGTCGACAGCAGGGAACCATATTCACGACGGGCAATGCGGCTACCCTGCGGTGTCAGTAGAATGTCCCGCACCGACTGACGCAGATGGTCAATATCAGTAATGGCTTTACCGCTGGTATTGTTCATCCCGATATAAAGCGTCATACCGGGCCTCCGGTTGTATCGCCGCCTTTCAGGACGCCAGTATGCTGATGCGCATCAACCACGATCCCGTTAGAACCCATCGCTCCGCCGCCCTGGGTAACGCCACCATTGATCACCACTTCACTGTTAATGCGCGTGCGGTCAGCCTCCAGTACAAACTCACTGGTTTTCATGGTGATGTTGTCAGCGGCCTCAATGACCATTGATTTGATGCCCCTGACATGCCAGCGTCCGGTGGCGGGTTCGTATTCAAACCAGCCACCGTCAGGATGTTCTGTCACGCAGGCGTCCGCCGACGTCGACGGTGGCGCGAACTGATTCGAATAGATGGCGGGTAACGCAAAGGCGGTTTCCAGATTGCCGCCCAGACTCAGCAGCACCACCTGCTCACCTTCCGATGGTCGCCACCATGTGCGGGCATTCCCGGCACGCAGCGTCAGCCAGCTGATCCAGTTAGTTTCAAGCTCGCCCGTTTTCACCCGGCAAAGCCAGTTTTCCCGGTCCACTTCGGTGACTACACCTGTGCGGATCAGGTTGGTGATAAGGCGCATGATTTCGGTTAATTGTGCGTTCATAGGGAAAGGTTGCCATCAGGGGAAGAAAGGCGGCAGTGCTGCAACTTGTATCAGTGCTGGTACAAAAATCACCCCGCCAACCATTGCAGAATCATGTCGCGGGTCATTGCCTCAACATCATCATTTACGCCCAGAAGGCGACGCTCTGCGTAACGGACCTCCGGTCCTTTGCGGCTGACGCGATCACGCAGGCCATAATGGTGAACGCGGGCAATGCGCTGCACCTTACCTTCAAACTGCACGCTGGCAGAATCCTCGCTGGCGGCGGTTTTCAGGTATTTTGTAGTGCGAAGTTTTGTAAACATCTGCCGTTTGATACGGCCTTTTTTACTGCGTGCTGTTACTCGCCTCGGTTCATAGCTGCTGCCATCAGGATTGAGTTGCATCCTGATGTTCTGCTGCTGTGTCCGGCGCAGTTCCTGCGCCAGCTGGCGCATCATGCGGCTTCTGGCGGCTGGTTCCAGATTCGCCAGCAAGGCACTCAGCCAGTCGTCCACTTTCTGCAGTTCAGCCACGTTTCACCGTCCACATTTCTTCAGGTTCATCAGGTTCCACTATAGCTTCAACGCTCGACACACTACCGTCAGTGCTGACCAGCACACGCTCCGTCAGTTGCATGTTCAGGCTGATATCACAGACATCGTTGCGCAGAATATCCACCTCAAAGGTGAATAGTTTTTCCCGTAACGCCGGGTTATTGATGGCATCGGGCTGGTTATCCCTCAGCCACAGCAAAACCGGGGCCATCAGCAGATTCTGGTCGCCGCTGAAATCCTCAATCACCGCGTTCAGGGTGTAACGGTACTCCCACGACATGGAGCTGGCCCCCGTGGCAACCAGCGAACCGTTATCCACAAACAGATGCAGTTTGTCCGGATTATTGCGGACATAAGGCACCGCTTTATTGAGGGCGTGGCGCAGGGATTGTGGTTTGTTCACTGTTTCGCTCCTGACACGCAATAATCATGTCCACTTTGTCTGCACAGACCGCCCAGGCGGCCTCCGTTTCATCCAGCAACGCGTTCAGATCACCGTTAGTGCGCGGCGCTGCCTGATCCAGCCGACACGGCGTCACTCGCGGACAACCACTGACGGTAAGCTGCACCTCCGGTGAGCGTCGGACGTTCCCGCAGCCGGATAATGTCAGCAGGCAAAGGAGTATCAGCCCAGCGGCGTAAATCCTCGTTCTCACGTTTCAGTTCCTCGATCCGGTGTTGTCGTTGTCTCAGCAGCGCGCTGGTCTGTTCTGCTTCGGCATAGAGCCGCGCCTGCTCCCGGTTATTGGTTTCAGTCAGAATGGACAGGCTGATAAGCTGGCTGTTGCTCTTTGCCAGTGCCTGGCTTTTGCTCTGCAGCTCGTCTGCCTGCGTGCTGATGGTCTGGCTGGCATCAGCCAGCCGCCACGTCTGCCAGCCCAGTGCCGCCAGTAATAACGCCAGCACAACCAGCAGCAACCGGTTCATGCTGCTACCTGTTGCGCCATCTGATTACGGGTGATCCAGAAGGCAATAACGGTCAGTAGATAAAAGACCAGGGTAATAGCCCACCCCGTCCAGGCGAGACTGACGACAATCAGCAATCGCATCATCCAACTGATAAATACGTTTTCTTTTCGGGTAATTGTCTTCAGCAAAGATGCCCTCAACTCCTGCCAGAGCGGGCCGTTCTTAATTAACGCAGCCAGTGATACCGGAATTACTGCCCATGTCAGCAGACAGGCTACCCAGACACCAGATGCTGCCAGTACCGGAAAAATCCCCTGCGGATACACCATTGCGGCGATTAACAGCGCTATCCATAACATCAGAAACAGCCCGCTGATTACTTTCTTTTTCATTTCAGTTTGCTCCCTGTAAGCACCAGGCCATCTCCCGCGCACGGCGGTTATCCAGCCCCTGATTAAACACACCTTTTACATACACCCAGCGCGGCAACTGTCGGCACGCATCCGCCCAGCGCCGCTGATTGAGCAATTTCACCAGCGTGGAACTGCAGGCATTGCCCGTACCCACGTTGAAGGCAAACGACACCGCAGCGTCATACACCTTCTGCGGCGGCTGTTGCTTCACACACCTTTCCAGCGCCCGCTCCACACGCAGCACGTTGGAGATCAGCCCTTCTGCTGCCTGTCGCTCCGTAATGGTTTTGCCGGGAATGACGCCCGACGTATTACCAATGCCGTCGGTCCAGACACCCGCGCTGCACTGATACGGCTGCAGACGACAACCTTCGTAATCGGCAATCAGTTTCAGCCCTTCCACGGAGGTGTGAAGCTGCTGAAAACCCGGCAGCGTGGCAGCAATAGCCAGCACGGCCCCGACAAGGCAGCGTTTAACGATTGATGGATTCATAGTCCTCCCGCGAGATCTGCCCGTCGCGCAGAAGCTGGTAGGCTTTGTGTTTGTAGTACCAGTTGATAGCCAGCATCAGCACACCAATCATCAGGCCGCCCAGCGTTGAGGCATCCTTGATGGACAAATCGCCCAGCCAGGCCAGCACAACGGCGATGCAGTACGTGATAAAGGCGCTGATTCGCTCAAGCGTCATAATTCAGTCCCATAGCTGGACGGTCTGCACGGTGGTGGTGGTCGGAATGTCCGGCAGCTCCACCTGCAGCCCGTGAGGTAAAAAGGGGCCATATTCGGCAAGCCCCGGATTTGCCTTCAGTACCTGCTCCGTGACACCCTGCGTGCGCCCGTAATGACGCCAGCAAAGCGCGTCCACCGTGTCATACTGATGCGCACGCACTTTCATCAGATAAGCTCCACTGTGCAGTGCGGCGCATCCTGCACCCGGCTGATGGCCCAGCGGGCGTCACGCCACAAATCACCGCTGGATTCCGCCAGTTCCTCGCCTCGCTTCACACCGGATGCCGTGGCGTCATAGTCCTGGTATCGTTCGTTGAGCATGGCGCGTGCCCAGCAGTAAACCGCGTTGAAATAGTGCTGAATGCGCTCACTTTTGCCGTCCAGCTGTTCCGCCGGAACCTCAGCCAGCGACACATACCCCAGCATCTGCTGACGTCTGCGAAACTCATACAGCTCTGCGTTGACCTCCGAAATTGCCGACAGCGCAACCTGCTTTAAACGCGGCTGCGTCACCGTGCCGTCAGTGCGCATGACACTGCGAAATTCCGACAGGTCCACATCAGGCCAGAACGGCGTGTTTCTGATGATTTCCGCCTGTTCCGGTGCCTGTTCTGGCGCAACAAACTTCATGCTGCTTTCTCCTGAAATAGAGGGCGGTGGACGGGGTTTTGATGTGGCAGTGCCTTTCGCCACCCCGTGCCGCCCGTGCGCGGGGGCACGTTCTGTCAGCGGCTGTCATTGCGCAGTCTGCGCTCCAGCTGCTGTTTGTCTTTTTTCACGCCACAGCGGGGATCGAGCTGTAACGCATGGTTGAGATGATTAAGGGCGGAAGCCGGGTTGCTTTCACTCAGGACAGCGCCAATCGCTTTATGCAGACGCGCCCGTGACTGGTCCGGCATATCCAGACCGTCTGTCAGCTCCAGCGTCTGCAGCAACAGATCGGCATCAAAGCCGGTGGCGGCAAGCATTGCGCTCTGCGCCGCGTCTGCCATTTCCTCTGCCAGCACGGTCTGCACGTTGCGGTTACCCAGCGGCATCACCCAGCCATGACGCAGGGCATGACGCCCGATCTCCAGCGCCCCGGCATAATCTCCGGCATCAATGCGCCACAGCATCACGTACATCAGCACGTCATCCTGTTGAGCGCCTCCGGCAGCCAGAACGCCCTCCGCCCAGGCGGTATATTTCGGCAGCAGCTCCACCTTGATTTCCGCTTTTTTGACCGTGGACTGAACGCCCTTGAGACGGCGGCGGTCTTCCGCCAGTTGCAGCAGCATCAGGTCATAGCCCGATGCGTGGCGAACACTGCCGCCCTCGCGGGCGGCCTGTTCAGCCTGAACGCGCAGGCGATGCTGCCGTGCGGGACTCAGGCTCATGGATTACGCTCCGGTTTCGGCTGCGGCGGCGCTGAAATCACCAATCTGGATGTTTTCCACCAGTGCGGCGCAGCGGTAGTCCTCAACCACATAGGCTTCATTAACGGATTCAAAGTTTTCAATCCGGTCACGTTTCGGGTTGTCGATAACTGAACGGCGGCGGGTGTCTTCCTGCCAGTAGATGGACAGGTTATCCAGACGGGTGATCAGCAGTGCATTCGGCGGGAAGAACGGCGCACGCACGGCCTGCAGGCCACCCATGCGTTTCTGACTGATGATCATATCGGCAGCGAGTTTTTCACTGTTTTCCTGCTCTTTGTTGACCAGCGGGAAATACTTGTCAGACAGCAGTTCACGACCGCAAATCACCACCAGATCGTCATCGTCCTGGTAGACCACGTCGATAAGCTCATTAACGGCATCCATCACCACGGCGTCCAGGTTGGCATATTCGCCACCTTTACCGACTTTCACCGCGCCCGGTGTGGTTTCACCGCCCGTGGTGGTGCTGCCCATGACGTGATCCGGTGCATCCTCACGGATTTTCTGCAGCCAGCCTTTGTTCACATCCTGTAGCAGCGGGTTTTCACTACGGTTGGAGGTTTTCGCACGCTTCACGCCGTTAAAGCCGATCATGATGCGGTCCAGTGCCTGACGTTTCACGATGGCGTCACGGATACGCACCTGGAAATCCTGAAACTTCGCCCACAGGTCCAGCTTCGCGTAGGTCAGCACCGTGTCAAAGTTGGTCTGCTCGCATTTATATTCCACATCGACCATCAGCGTCGGATCGACAGGTTCACGCTCTTTCGCGGTGGTGTCAGTGGTTCCGGCAATGGTGCTGCCAACACCCAGCCCCAGCAGCTGACCGGACTGCTCAGTCACTGGCGTGACGTTAATCAGCGTCAGGAAAGCGGCGGACTGCTGGATCTGGTCTTCCAGCGTCTGCTGCACAGACGGCTCCACAGTGAATTTGCTGGACAGTTCTTCAACTGCCACACCGTTCAGACGCGCCAGCTGCTGCAGGTAAGCGTTAAAAGCAAAGCGGGTATTCTTCTTCATCGGGTTTTGTGCTCCATCAGCAATTGGTCAGAGTGTCAGCGGGGGCGTTACCGCCTGTTGCACGCTGGCGGTAGTCCTGGCGGCTGTCTTCATGACTCAGCTTGTCCACCAGTTCGTTAAAGGCGGTTTGCTGTGCCTGCAGGGCAGTCTCCAGCTCAGACAGGCGTTCTTCCTGCTCAGACAGGGATTTTTCGGTGCGTGCGTTCAGGTTCTGCTGCTCAGTGGCGACCAGCTCCACGGCCTTATGCACATCAGAGAACCGGGCGTCATCGGACTGCTCTTTTTTGGTAAACAGCGCCGTGACGCGGGCAAACAGGGATGGTTTGTCGTCCTGGATTTCTTCCAGTTCGATCACCGTTTCCTCTGCAGCGGTAAAGAGATTGGCAGGATTCTGCTTGCGGTTTGCCAGCGGGTTATGGGCTGCACTGGCGCTGAATGTCAGCATTTCCGTACCCAGACTGGCAGGGTCATCAGTGGCAGCCAGGCCGACCAGGTAGGCTTTGCCCGTATCAGCGAACTTCGGGCTGACTTCCATAGAGGTGAATAATTTCTGGCCTTTTTTCACCAGTTCCACCAGGGACTCCGTTGGCTCAACGTCGGCATACAGCGCCATCTTGCCCGCCAGCGGACCTTCCGTGATTTCTTCAGCAAACAGCGCCGTCACCTTGCCGTAGCGGTTAAAGGTGCTGTCCGGCAGATAAGACTTGATGTGCTCAAGGTTAATCAGCGCGGTATACACCGCCGGGTTGTAGCTGGCTGCCATCTGTTCCAGCCATTCACGCTGGATTTCGCGTCCGTCGGTGGTGGCACCTTCCACCCCGATGCGAAAACGCTTTGCTTTCACTGTCATGAGCCGTGCTCCGTTAGAAAAAACTTACTGGAGCCTTATGGTTGCGGTGATGGGGGCAGTGAAACAATGCGCGGTATTTGTACCGACAACCACACAAACCGCAGGCGGGGAAAGCCTTCATTCAAGGCTGTAGGTTTGTGCCATGAACACCACACTGACACCCGCAGATCTCGATCCCCGTCGGCAGGCCATGCTGCTGTACTTTCAGGGATACCGCGTAGCCCGCATTGCTGAAATGCTGGGCGAGAAAGTTGCAACCGTTCACAGCTGGAAAAAACGCGACAAGTGGGGTGACTATGGGCCGCTGGATCAGATGCAGCTCACCACCGCCGCACGCTACTGCCAGCTCATTATGAAGGAGCACAAAGAAGGGAAAGATTTCAAAGAGATTGACCTGCTGGCGCGCCAGTCGGAGCGCCATGCGCGGATCGGCAAGTTTAACAATGGCGGCAACGAAGCCGACTTAAACCCTAACGTCGCCAACCGCAACAAAGGCCCGCGCCGTCAGCCGGAAAAGAACGTTTTCACCGATGAACAGATTGAGAAGCTGGAAGAAATTTTCCATTCCTCCATGTTCAACTACCAGCGCCACTGGTGGGAAGCCGGAAAAACCAACCGCATCCGCAACCTGCTGAAGTCACGCCAGATCGGCGCGACCTTTTACTTTGCCCGTGAAGCCCTGATTGACGCCCTGCTTACCGGACGTAACCAGATTTTCCTTTCTGCCAGTAAGGCACAGGCTCACGTCTTTAAGCAGTACATCATCGACTTCGCCAAAGAAGTGGAGGTGGAGCTGAAAGGCGATCCGATGGTGCTTCCTAACGGGGCCACGCTTTACTTCCTCGGCACCAATGCCCGCACGGCCCAGAGTTACCACGGCAACCTGTATCTGGATGAATATTTCTGGATACCAAAATTTCAGGAGCTGCGCAAAGTGGCTTCCGGTATGGCTATTCACAAGAAATGGCGGCAGACCTATTTTTCCACACCATCCAGCCTGACCCACAGTGCTTATCCGTTCTGGTCCGGTGCGCTGTTCAACCGTGGGCGCAACAAAGCTGACAAGGTGGACATCGACCTGTCCCACAGCAATCTGGCCCCCGGCCTGCTGTGCGCAGACGGGCAATACCGCCAGATAGTCACCGTGGAAGATGCGGTGCGCGGCGGCTGTAACCTGTTCGACCTCGACCAGCTACGCATGGAGTACAGCCCAGACGAATACCAGAACCTGCTGATGTGCGAGTTCGTGGACGATCTCGCGTCCGTGTTCCCGCTCAGCGAACTGCAGGCGTGCATGGTGGACAGTTGGGAAGTCTGGACCGACTTTCATGCACTGGCCCTGCGCCCGTTTGGCTGGCGCGAGGTGTGGATCGGTTATGACCCGGCAAAAGGTACGCAGAACGGCGACAGTGCCGGATGCGTGGTGGTGGCTCCGCCAGCCGTGCCGGGCGGTAAGTTCCGCATTCTTGAGCGTCACCAGTGGCGCGGGATGGACTTCCGTGCCCAGGCGGACGCCATCAAAAAACTGACTGAACAGTACAACGTGACCTATATCGGTATCGACTCGACAGGTGTCGGTCACGGGGTTTATGAGAACGTGAAAGCGTTCTTTCCTGCCGTCCGGGAGTTTGTCTACAACCCCAACGTTAAAAACGCCCTGGTACTCAAGGCCTACGACATTATCAGCCACCGCCGTCTGGAGTTTGACGCCGGACACACCGACATAGCGCAGTCCTTTATGGCAATCCGTCGCGCCACCACCGCCAGTGGCAACCGCCCGACCTATGAAGCCAGCCGCAGCGAAGAAGCCAGCCACGCCGATCTGGCCTGGGCAACGATGCACGCACTGTTTAACGAACCGCTGCAGGGCGAATCCGCCAATACCAGCAATATTGTGGAGATTTTTTGATGGGAAAGAGTAAGAAGAACCGAGCTGCGGCGACGAAACAGCTCAAGCATAAAAGCCAAACTTCAGCCGAAGCATTCAGCTTTGGCGATCCCGTTCCTGTTCTGGACCGCCGCGAACTGCTGGACTATGTGGAATGCGTACAGACAGATCGCTGGTATGAGCCACCAGTAAGCTTTGACGGACTGGCGCGCACCTTCCGCGCTGCCGTGCATCACAGTTCACCAATTGCGGTGAAATGCAACATTCTGACCAGTACCTACATCCCTCACCCGCTGCTCAGCCAGCAGGCTTTTTCACGTTTTGTGCAGGACTATCTGGTATTTGGTAACGCCTACCTGGAGAAACGCACGAACCGCTTCGGTGAAGTTATCGCCCTTGATCCTGCTCTGGCAAAATACACCCGACGCGGGTTAGACCTGGATACCTACTGGTTTGTGCAATACGGTATGACAACCCAGCCGTATCAGTTCACGAAAGGCAGCATTTTTCATCTGATGGAACCGGATATTAATCAGGAGATCTACGGCCTGCCCGGCTATCTTTCTGCCATCCCATCCGCTTTGCTCAACGAGTCCGCCACGCTGTTCCGCCGGAAGTATTACATTAACGGTAGTCATGCAGGCTTCATCATGTACATGACCGATGCCGCGCAGAACCAGGAGGATGTGAACAACCTCCGCAATGCGATGAAAAGCGCCAAAGGCCCTGGCAACTTCCGCAATCTGTTTATGTACTCGCCTAACGGCAAAAAGGACGGACTTCAGATTATCCCGTTGTCAGAAGTCGCAGCGAAGGATGAGTTTCTGAATATCAAAAACGTGAGCCGTGATGACATGATGGCTGCGCACCGCGTGCCGCCACAAATGATGGGGATAATGCCTAGTAATGTCGGGGGGTTTGGGGATGTGGAGAAGGCCGCGAAGGTTTTTGTAAAAAATGAATTGAAACCACTTCAGCAAAGGCTAATCGAAATTAATAACTGGCTATGTGAGGATGTTATTCTATTCCAAAAATATTCGTTCAAAGAATAACATCCCTCACGTGCAATATAACAAACAAAAAAATTTTGTTTGTTATATTTTACCTGTCATAGCTTTTAAAGCAAGTTCATTTAAATCCTCTTCGCGCTGGTTTATAAAATCACCATAAGCACTCTTTCCATTCCGTAGATTCGGATGAATCACCGCAGCATCAAAGATCATATCCCTCTCAGCCTCATGCACTGTTGGAAAGTACACATCAGGATTCGAATCTGAAATTTGATTATTATCCTGAGCAGTTAAAAATGCAATATTAGCTATTATATTTGACTCATGAAATGGAATTCCTTGCCTAGCCAGGTATGCCTTCGGATATATGTGGTGGAATTGTCTTGAATTATATGCTGACAAAGATGTATCAAGGTCAACCACCTTGCCTGTAATAAAACTCCGTGGAGACAACTGAGCTAACAAGCAAATAGATGCTTTTGCTGCTGAGGAATTAATTCTCCAAGTTTTTCTAAAAAACCCGGTTTCAATTTTAGGTACTGGTTGAATATAATCATCTGGAGTACTTATAACGCTATCCATGGCGATAACATCCTCCATAACATAGGTGTTTGTTCCTGCTTTATATCTTTGCGAAAATGCACAACACCAAAACCATCTTTTAATTGAACTATATTGATAACCCGTTGGGCGAGAGACCTTTGAGAAAAAATAGGTTATAGGTACTAACATTATTGGGAATGGTAAAAAAATTGAATTTTTTATTTTTAGATCATTAGCTAAAAAATCAACGGCATTGCGGATACCTCTTTTTAAATCCTCCATTGCGGATAGAAGAGTTGTTGGATCAATGTCAATCAAAGTATCAGAATCAATCTTCTTATTGATTATTGCCGTCAAACAACGCATCAAAAGAATTTCATCAATCTGCTCATATCCAACTGACGCAAGATATTCTTTTAATGAATCCATTTCTGTGCGCAAATCAAATTTTTCTGACCATGTCCAAGCCGTTAGCAACTCAATTGTACTTAAACTTGTACCAGATGAGTTAATTCTCTGGAATATTCTACAAACTTCTTGATTACTTCTTTCTTTAATCGTAACAATAGGGAACTCATAATCTTTAAATTTATCAACTAAATTTGCGATTCTATCTTGCTCATCTGCCGGGAATCGTCTTAATTCAGGCAGTAGTTTTGAGGTATCAAGAATACTGCTTAATGCAACACTATTTTTTCCTTTTGGTATATCGACAACATTGCAAAAACTATCCGTAGCAGGAATATAATGTATATTAAATCTAGATGCCAAATCACTGTTTTCTGTTTTCCTGTGGGCATTGAATACTCCAAATAAAGTTGTTAACCGCTGCTGCCCATCCAAAACATAATTAACAGGATAATCTTCTTTCACGTCAGGAAGATGAAAACCTCCTACATTTCTTTCAAACTTTAACGGTGTCTTTGTTGACCATAATAACAACGAGCCAACAGGGTAACCACTATAAATGGAGTCAATCAAACCTAATATCTGCTCATCCGTCCATACGAAATCACGTTGAAACGCAGGAATTTTAATATTTCCACGGGTAACATCATCCAATAAAGATGCTAATCTTTGGTTACCTGAATCAATCTTTTTCTTAGAGTTTACATTATTTTCCATTGATATTCCTCACAGGGGTAAATCTATAATAGAATTTCATAAAATCATAACGTTTTCAATTGCAACATTACAGTTAAACATCCTTGCGCGCGCTCGTATCCCCGCCACGCCTGCCCGCTTTATGTAGCAGTTTTCATGCACCTGCATGATCTACGCAAAAGCCCGCCAGAACTGGCGGGCCTTAACACAAAAGATCCTCAAACGATCATGCGATCTCATGCAGCATAGACATGCGCGTTTATGCAGAATGTGCAAAATCGTAACATACTCAGTAAGCGTGAAACCTAGAACGTGACAGCCTTGTCAAAGCCAGAAATAATTGTATAAGAAATAGACGAGTTATCAGCCTTGTTCACTTTGAACTTGGCACCTTTGTAAGCGATAACGTCACTTCCCTTAGAATCTACAGAAAAATCTGTTGTAAATGCTGCACGAGCCATATCGTTTGCAAATTCACGATAGGTGAACTTCATTACACCGCCTGCATTTCCATTGTATTCGATAGTCTTAACCAATGAGTTACTAACTCGACACAGCCCATCAGGAACACGTTTGATAGAAATTTCTGATGCAGTATAAGAAGTACCATTTGGCGGTGATATCTCATTTTTTGCAGCATCGTAACTAACATAATCAACATAGTTACCGATTTGCCCATAGAGATTTTTTAACGCAACAGCTTGAGGGTTATGATAATTGCGGTAAATTCCATTCCCCTCACTGCAATATGTACCAGCAGCGATAGAAGACAATGCACCATTAGCCGCACCAAGTTCTAGTACGTCCGTTTTAAATCCAGTAGCAGATGTGATAATGGGATCGCCCATGTAGGCGGTAGCACTTTGCCCAATAGCAGGCTTCACCACTTCAATAGCAGTGATATTTCGGTTAGAAGCATGTGGCACGCAACCAGTTAGGATTACAGCAAGAGATATTGGTAACGCTACATTATTAATTTTCATTTTTAGCCTATTATTCTTTTCTTGACAAAAAACAAGGCGATATCTGATTGACATCGCCTCTCACTCATATGTAACCCTTTTTGATTAGTAAAAACAAGCGTCTATTGACAAAATCAATGCAGCCAGCTGTCGTCTTCCCACACCTTCTGCATAATTTTCATCACTTGTTTTCTTTCTTCGTACAGTTGCAGTCCGGTCAGTTCCACACCGTTAGAGCTACCTTTACGGATACGGATTACCGTTTTGGGATACAGGGGGCGCAGATTGCGGTAAAGCTCGGATTCAAGGGCGTCCAGGGTAGACTGGCTAATCTTCTGCTCTTTATCGATCATTATTTCAATGCGCATAAAAGTCACCTCAGCTGATGACATCCATTGAGCGGTTGTATTCGTGGCTTCTGATTTTTGCCATGAGTTCATCAGTCAATTCAGAAACCCACTGCAGAGCCAGCCCCTTCTCTTCATCACTACACTCACTAGCCGCTACAAGCTTAAGAAAAAAATCAATGCGCTGGAGCTTCAAAGACTCCAAAAAATAGTCCTGCATCTTTCCTCCTATGACACCACACGCAATGCTGTATGCATAACCACTGTTTATATTTACAGTATATAATAATCTTACTGATGTAAAACGTTTTTTTTACGCTTATCAGCCTGATATGCCTGGTATTATTAAGAGCACGAATTGTTAACCAGCGTAATTAATACAGGTTCCGCCACTTATCATCTTCCTGCAAACGCTGGTTCCGATAGAAGATACGCAGGCCTGCTCCTGACGGAATACTGCCGCCGCGAAGGAGTAAATCGACCTCTTTCTCGCTGCCATCAAATCCTCTGGATTTCAGTTCATAGACGAGATGCTGTCGTTGATGGTCTGTAATTCGCTGTTTGTAGTCTCTACGCCGTTTCGGTTTCACCAGACGTAACCTTGCAGCCAGTTCCCGGCGCTCCTTTTTGTTCATACTGTGCAGGTAATCGTGCAACACCTTGTCATCCATGCGGGTAATGTCCGTTCTGGGGTCCCCATCAGCTGATTTATCTTTCTCCTGTTGGTTCAAATTTTCAGCAAGGGGACAGTTATTGCCACGAGTCCAAGGGGCGCAAGCGCCCTGGTCGGCTGCCGCCTCCTGAACGTCAACGGCCTTACGAACCATTTTCCACTTCACCGCATGAGTGCAGATCTTGCCCTCTGCAATGGGTGACCAGATGCCATAAATACGAATACCGTGATCGCCATATGCGGTCGGTTCTTCGTTGATTTCATAAGCAGTTCTGATGAGGTGATATTTGCGGGGAACCAGTACGCCGCCCTGCTTCATGATGTAGGTGGCAAAACAACCAGCATCAGCAGCAGCCAGGATTGCATCAAGGCGCGGGTTATCCAGTACCGGCGCACCTGCTTTTTTGTCCCCCTGTTGCCTTGCCGACTGACCAGCCAGCAATCGCAGTTCACGGTAAGCCTGACGCCCCGGAATGCCAAAGAAGCGGAATTGCTGAACACGATGCAGAGACGCCCAGGCATTAACGTATTCAGCGTTATCACGCAGGGATTTACCCGTTTCCTTGCTGATCTCGCCAGCCAGACCACGCCCGTCAATGTTCTTACTGATGTATTTCGCGATGTAGCTTGTTGGCGTACCTTTGCGCGGGTTTATCAGCTCAGACTTAAAGCGTGGTCCCGTGTTATTACCCAGCTCCTCGCGGTCTTCACGAATGGCAAACTTACGCAACAAAGCAGTAATGGTGCGGCGATCTTTTTTGCGCATAAAACACAACAGGTGCCAGTGAACTGTACCGTCATGATGCGGCTCAGCCACCCGCACGCCATACCAGCGCAATCCGGCTTTGTGCATCGCCTTACGAAATGCAGCAAACATGCCGACCAGATAATCACTGCTTTGTATTACCGTCGTATTTGTCCAGGTCGGGTTGGGCCTGCCGTTATTTAGCGTGGAATGGAAACGTGACGGACAGGTGATGGTGTAGAAAACGGCGCAGTCACCGCGCATTTCCGCGATAAGCTCCAGACCTTTAACACAGGCCATCATCTCATTGCGGCGATGCGCAGGGTTGCTGCTGCTGGCGTTTACCACATCCTCCATGTCCAGCGTGTCGCCGTCTTCGTTCACCAGTTCATGAGAACGGAAAAACTCCAGCGACTTACGGCGCTGCTCACGTTTATGCATCACGGCTTCATAGCTGACATAGGGAGATGCTTTTTTGCTGACCAGGCAAACAGCACGCAACTGCTCTTCCCGCCATTCGCAACGCATCTTCCATAATTTCCGGTACCACCAATCGGCGCACAACATACGCGCCAGCGAACCCGGAATGAGTTCATAGGGCACGGGTTTACGGCGGTTTCTTTTCCGGCGGAGTTGCTCAAACGCAGGCGGTATGACATCTAGTCGCAGGGTTTCTGCTGCCACCTTTTCCCATGTCTTGCGGATTTCTTCTGGCTTAACGTCATCGGTGGCATACAAATCGCCACAAGCTGCATCAAGGCACATGCTCATATGCGCAGCAACAAGGGTGGACAGGCGTTTCACCTGATCCTGACTCATTTCAGGCAGAATCAGCAGGCCGTCCAGCCCTTCATGGCTTGCCATAAAGCGAAAAGAAGTGGATAGCTGACTGTCGCGTACATGCTCCAGTCGTTCCAGACATGGCTTAATCGTCTCACGTAAATAGCGGGAATAAGCCTTTGGCCTGCCCAGGCTGCTGAAGTATTCAATACGTTGCATCAGCGGCTTGCTGATATGGGAGGGCTGGGCGCTGACGTCTGCCAGAATGACCATGTCCGGGTTAAAACGCTGCTGCTCATGCGCCAACTTTGCCCGGCTAATGAGCTTATCCTGCTCCATTTCGCGCTGGACAGGATCACGGGATTCATTAAAGAAATAACGCTCCCAGACCTGATCACTCAGTGCCTCGCGGCGCAGTTGTTCCTGCTCGTTATCGGTAGCGTACAGAGTGATCAGGTTTGAAAGCGCAGAAACCGGCGCAACTTCCGCCGGGTCCAGATAAGGGTTAATGGCTTTCTTAGGTAAATTCCACGAATAACCCCCGGCAGAATTCTCAATGCTACCGGAAGTTACACTGACAAATGGATCGGCAAGACGGCCTGTGCTGATCTCTGTCACTCACAGACTCCTGCATATACACTGCTGCACACCGCTTTATCATTCATGCCTGCCAGCAGGTCAAACTGCATACCGCCCCGAGTCGTTAAGGCCCAGTCCCGATAAGTTTCAATGCCATAAGCATCAACAGTTATGACTTCGATCCGTTTTTCAGCACGGCGCGGATCATGCGTGGATGGAAAGAACGTTGAATTGCCACGTCTTGAACATTCCGCAACCAGTCTTTCCCACTCAGCCACTCGGCGGATTTCTTCTGGCCAGCGTTGGAAAATCTCTCCAAGTTCTGACTTGCGAGCATGAATGCATGGCATACAACCGACACGACTGCATCCCTGCATATAAAGGGGGTTAGGCTTAATGCCATGACGTTTGGCAATAGCAAACACATCCTCATGCAGCCAATTAAGGATCGGACGATAAACATGCAGCCCCAGAGTATTGTCTGCATCGTCCTCCCACTCAGGCAACAATGCACGTTCCGGTGATTCCTGCCCCCGGACTCCTTGCCAACTGATTACCTCATCGTATTCATCCAGAGCTGGATCGATTACCTGTGTACGTATTGGTTCATGTTTCAGTTCAAAAGTGCAGAAACGAGCTTTTGTTGAAGGGAAGCGACCTTTCCACATGCACAAATCAAGAAACGGAACGCCGGTTGGTTTAAGGATTTCCAGTGCCCGGTAAATACGTTCCTCAGCCTCATCTGTCGACATACCACATTCCTCAACGAGAGAAATGGGCCACTTTTCCGCAATGAATTTACGTTTCCCTTCTATCTGGCGTGTGAAATCCGCTTTGACGCGAATAATCTTGCCCAGCTTTGATTCCAGATAATCCAGATATTCTATTGTCTGTGGATGTTCATGACCCGTATCGGCAAATACAGAAATATGCGGAACATCGTTTTCAATGGCTCTTAGCCATTGAGCGAGACTATCTTTGCCACCAGAAGTAGTGATGACGTTAATGGTGCCTGAGGCAAAGCAACGCGGATCGATAGCATTCATGCGCGTACCTCAACGGTACGGTCAGAGCCGCTGGCAAAATCGACACCAAACCACCCAGCTGATTTGGTGGCAATGATTTCTGTTGCAGATTTACTCTCGCCAGCTGACACGCCAATGCTGCGTTTTGTCTTGATGTAGTGGTGAGTGAAATTGCGATACAGCGAGCGGATCAGGGATGTGTCACTGTTAGAAACAATGATCGGATGTCCTTCTGATGACCGATGTTCAAGAACGGATGCCAGGTGATACTGGTCATCTTCAGTGAAGCCGGCAGTGTGATAACCGGAAAACGTACCGTCATAAGGCGGATCGCAATACACAACATCCCCCGCGTGCAACATTGCCAGCGTTTCATCGAAGCTGGCGCAGATAAATGTTGCCCGCTGGGCTTTTTCTGCAAATGCACGAATTTCTTTTTCAGGGAAATACGGATTTTTATAATTACCGTAGGGAATGTTGAAATGCCCGCTCTTGTTATAGCGACATAAACCACGGTAACCGTGACGATTGAGATACAGGAAATATACTGCTTTCATGAAATCAGTAATTTCAGTTGAGTAATTAAACTCCTGCCTTATGTTGTAATAAGCCATCTCCCTGTTTGCGTTCTCAAATAAAACTCTGGCGCGAGATATAAACGATTCACAATCAGCGGCAACCTTTTTATAGAGGTTGATTAAATCAGGATTAATATCCGCAACCAGATAGCTGGGGTAATCCGTCTCCATCATCACTGCACAGGAACCCGCGAAAGGTTCAACCAGTCGCGGGCCAGCAGGAAGGTATTTTTTCAGTTCTGCCATAATGGCCGTTTTATTTCCCGCCCATTTCAAGATGGTGCTCATACAGCACCTCCGTTGTAATGTTTGCCTTTCAGTTCTGCGATTTCCTGACAGGTAATGCAAAGCTGCACTCCCGGAATGGCGCGGCGTCGTGCTGGCGGAATTGGCGCTTCACATTCAATGCAAAGTACGCGTGACACGCCCGGTGTTTTGGCACGGGCAGCACGGATATGGCGCTGGCGTTCTTCTTCAACGCGCTGCTGTACGAGATCCATTGCATCAGCCATTAGTGGCTCTCCTGCGCTTCGTTCTGGATTGCTTCAGCAGTCACACGCAGCAGTTCTGCCGCTTCGACGTGGTTTAGCTGGCGGGATGTAATATGACACGCCAGACTATCAAGGCGAGCTGCCATTGCTTCAGCCCTTGCCCGGCGTTCTTCCAGACGAGCCTCTGTCAGTAAAATATTAAGCCCTGCGTCATCCGGTCCGGTTTTAGTCGTGAGGGTTTCAATATTACGCATAATCAATTCTCCTGAATTTAGATAAAGGGATGCCCGGCGGGTTTACGCCATTAATTTCATTAGTTGGTTAATTCGGCATGGTTAACCGTCTGGGAAATAAGCTCACCACTGCACGAAAATGATTCATTGCTTTAATCAACTCCCGCTTTTCGTCAGTGGTCAGCTCATTAATGCTGATGCTATGACGTTCAGCTGGAATTTTTGCCATAAAGAATATGGCAGCCAGTGCCCGTTTATTTTGTTCACTATTAATATCCCGTGGATCACGCATATCTTTAATAAACCGCTCAAGCTCTGACTCAATATTAAGACCAAAAACTTTCGCCCTTAACTCCGCAATATGATTAAGTCCATTCAGGCGTTCACCGGGGCTTAATGGAACAGTCGCCGCAGCGCCTTCAATAGCCATTTGTTCCCCCGTTTTTTCGTAGATAGTTCTGCCAGCAATTCATCTTGTGAACGGCACGGATGCCAGCGTTTACCATCCTCACCCATGATCCAGCCGTGACCGTAGTGCATTGCCGGGCTTTGTTTAACCAGCAGCGATGCAAATGATGGTTCTTTCGTAAGCATAAGCACCTCACAGCAAACCGAATGAAGCACCAAGGCCAGTCATGGTATCAACTGCACTCGCCATCGCCGGGTTAGCCTGTAAACGGGCCTGCAATGAAACAGCAGCCAGCGCCATCAGTCGTGTTACAGAGTTAATGCTGCTGATAGCATCACGACGACCTGCACTGGTTTTTACATCGCCAGATACCGCACCTGCAGCAACACGCCCGATCTCTGCGGTTGCACTCATGACGTAATGCGGCAGTTTCTCTTTTGCTACCTCATTAATCGGTACACATGGCAGACAATGAATCTGTGCCAGAAAACCATCTACCAGCGTTGAATCTTCAGTCAGATCGGTAAGCAGCCAGATTTCTGGTGCGGTTAATAGATGAGGCTGAGCTGGGTTCAGCTTGTTCCGCAGAATCTGCACATTCATGCCTGCACGTTCTGCCAGTTGCACCAGATTGTGGCGCAGTGCAAATGCACGACAGGCTTCATCAAAATGTGGATGTTTGGAAACTTGGTAATCAAACATGGTCAATGCCTCTGATGTATTTCAGAATCGAACTAATTAAGGTTTAGATTGCATTCTGAAAGCGCATCAACGGTCATGGCTGCTATGTTGATCATCACTTTTTCGCGTTTTTTATCTTTGCGCAAACGGTGACGGATAAGGCGTCCGTCAGCCAACATGTCATTGATGGTATCGATGGACAGCCCTGTCAGCTCGCTATAGCGCTCAATAGTCACATGAGGCGTGGTAAGAGTGATTGAAATGTTAGGTCTCATGATGCAACATTCCTCGTTTAATGATGATTAATCAGGACGAATACGGATCGTTTGTATTTTGTGAACACCATAAACATACGATCGCACAATGAAATCGTCAAGATAAAAGTTCACTTGGAGTGACCATGAATTTGGAGAAAGGCGGACGAGGCGCTATAGAGCGCATGGTAGAAGCTTATGGATTCAAAACCCGACAGGCGTTGTGCGATCATTTAGGAATCTCTAAAAGTACACTCGCCACACGCTACATGCGTGACTCATTCCCAGCAGAATGGGTAATCCAGTGCGCCCTTGAAACGGGCACCTCGCTTAATTGGCTCACAACCGGACATGGTTCAAAGCAAACTTCAGGTAATACAAATACTATGGAAGTTGCTAAATATGTATTATCTGATGGTGCCTTGCGTGAAGACGGTTTTTATATTTTTGATAAGGGATTTCTACCCTCTACGTTTAAAAAACCTTTTGTCATCACAGATAACAATTCTGAATTTATTTGTGATAAAGAATTTGATGATATACGTGATGGTAAATGGGTAATAAGTATTGATGGCGAAGTAACGATCCGTGACATTACTCGTTTACCCGGTGGAAGAATCTTCGTCGAGGGTGGAAACAGAGCCTTCGAATGTAAGATAGAAGACATTGAAATAATTGGTAAAATTATAAGTTTAACAGTCAAGTATGTTAAATAGTACCGGGAGGAAACTATGCTTGGTAAGGTATTTTTTGTGGTTTTGTCATGTTCTTTGTTATTAAACCCACTAACTACCTATGCTAGAAATTATCCCTGCTCAGGGAAAAAGGGAGGTGTTTCTCACTGTACCTCAGATGGCAAATTCGTTTGCAATGATGGAACTATTAGTAAATCCAAAAAAATCTGTACTAAAAACTCACGATAACTTTTGCTTTTATATCTGCGTCTAAAATAAAAATGAGCCGCAGGTTAACCGCAAAAGTTACATGCTCACATAGCAAAAAGAATAGCCAACTTCATTATGGCTTCAGTGAGATGTATGGTCGTAGGATTTCATACATTGACACTGGTTATACATACAGTAAAAATGCTCTCTACTGGAGGGCATTTTTTATGGCAGTACGAAAACTCACCACAGGGAAATGGCTTTGCGAATGTTACCCCGCCGGACGAAGTGGGCGTCGTGTGCGTAAACAATTCGCCACCAAAGGCGAAGCTCTGGCTTTTGAGCGTCACACTATGGAAGAAACCGAATCAAAGCCATGGCTGGGCGAATCAGTGGATCGTCGAACCCTGAAAGACGTGGTTGAGCTATGGTTCAAACTACATGGTAAATCTCTGACTGCTGGGCAGCATGTCTATGACAAATTGCTGCTGATGGTTGACGCTCTGGGCAATCCTCTTGCAACCGATCTCACCTCTAAAATGTTTGCCCACTATCGAGATAAACGCCTGACAGGCGAGATCTACTTCAGCGAGAAATGGAAGAAAGGAGCAAGCCCGGTCACCATTAACCTGGAGCAAAGCTATCTAAGTAGTGTTTTTAGCGAACTATCCCGTCTGGGCGAATGGTCGTATCCGAACCCACTGGAGAACATGCGAAAATTCACCATCGCAGAAAAAGAGATGGCATGGCTTACCCATGAGCAGATTGTTGAATTACTGGCTGATTGCAAACGTCAGGACCCAATTCTAGCACTGGTAGTTAAGATATGCTTAAGCACAGGCGCACGCTGGCGAGAAGCCGTAAATCTTACTCGTTCACAGGTGACCAAATACCGAATTACCTTTGTAAGAACGAAGGGGAAGAAAAACAGAAGCATCCCTATCAGTAAAGAGCTTTACGAAGAGATCATGGCGCTTGATGGGTTCAATTTCTTCACAGACTGCTATTTTCAATTTTTATCCGTGATGGAAAAAACGTCTATCGTGCTCCCTCGCGGTCAACTCACACACGTTCTGCGCCATACGTTTGCGGCGCACTTCATGATGTCGGGTGGAAACATTCTGGCCTTACAAAAAATTCTCGGACACCACGATATAAAAATGACTATGCGTTACGCACATCTGGCACCGGATCATCTGGAAACGGCGCTCCGTTTCAATCCTCTGGCAACGCTGCCAAGTGGCGACAAAGTGGCGGCAGCGGTTGGCATTACCCCGTAA